CGAAACCGCAAAGACTGTAGCTGAAGCAGTCACCCCTGAGCGCCCACAAGAGTTGATGCAGCAGATTGGTCGGCAACTTGGTCTTACCGGTCGTGCTGCTGTAACTGGCACTCTCGGTCTGCCGACAATGGCATCAGATGCGCTGATCTCGCTGATTAACAAGATCGGCGGCCAAAACATTCAGCTACCTTCTCAAGCTCAACAGCAACTATTGACGCAGGCTGGGCTGCCTGAGCCTGCAACGCCTCAAGAGCGTGTTGTGTCTGACATTGCTGGCGCAGGGTTTGGCGTGCTGGGCGGGTATGGGTTGGGTCGCGCTCTGCCAGGTACGCTTGTAACACCACCATCACCAACGCAAGCAATTGAGCGATTTGCTCCGTCTGCTGCTGGTGGTCAGGCTGCCAAAGAACTGTTGACGCAATCACCGTCATTCCAGATTGGTAGTGGTGCTGCCGCTGCTACCGCTGCTGGGTTGGGTCGTGAGGAGGGTGCTGGGCCTATCGAGCAGATAGCATTAGGCATGGGTGCAGGCGTCCTAGCGCCTTCTGTAGGCTCTGCTGCTACCTTAGCTGCACAAAGGGCTGCAACTGGCGGTAGAGAGCTTGTAAGACCGTTTACCGAGTCTGGTAGGGAAGTGATCGTCGGAAACGTATTACGCCAACTTGCTCGTGAGCCTGAGACTGCGATTCAGCGAATGGAAGGCTATCAACCGCAGGTTCCTGGGTATCAGCCTACTACTGCTCAAGCCTCGCGTGACATTGGCCTAGCTGGTGCTGTTCCAATGGTGCGTGGTCTGGATGAAACCGGACGATTCCCTGCCCAACAAATCCAAGCGAATCAGGCTCGGATGGCTGTCCTTGATAGGCTTGCAAAAGATGAACAAGCGCTTGCCGCTGCTTTCGCAAAACGAGAAGAAGTAACAGACCCGCTGCGAGAAGCTGCATTTGATCGTTACACGGGGACTCCAGAAGATTTTGCTAGTCGCGTCCAATCGGTTAGGGATCAGATTGTGAGCGTGTTGCAGTCACCTGAAGGGAAGCGTCTTCCAGTCAAAGAAGCCATGACATTTGCGCTTCGGCAACTAGACGATGATGTTACCGACCCGAGGACGTTGTACGCAATCAAGCAGAACATCCAAGATGCTGCATTTGGAAAGTACGATAAAGAAAAGGGTGTGATGAAACTTGCAAAAGGTGAGTTGCAAGGCATCGCCAAAGCGATTGACGATCAGATTGAACCTGTTGCTCCTGGTTACAAAGACTATCTCCGCAAATACTCTGCTGCCACAAAAGGCATTCAGAGCATGGAAGAAGCGCAAGCCTTTAGGACTACGGTGCAAGGCACTGCCCCGATTGTGCTTGATGAGTCAACGCAATACATGATTTCTCAACCTAGCTTTGTTCGTGCACTGCGTAATATCGGAGATGACACAAAGTTATCAAAGACTCAGATTGCATTGTTGCAGCGTGTTGGGAGAGACTTGGACGAAGGAGCTATAACTCGTCTGACAGCAGAACCTGGGTCTAATACTTTCAAGAATATGTCGATTGCTAACTTTATTGGCGCGTCTATTGGCAAACAAATGTTCGGTGAAGTTCCTGCCGCTATGAGGCAAGGTGCGCTTGCTTTTAACTGGCTATTTTCAGGGCCAGACGACAAAATTAGAGAGATTATTGTTGATGCAATGCTTGATCCAAAGCTCGCTGCCAGGATGATGCGCCGAGCAAACAACGCAGAACTTATTCCGATCTCACAAGAACTTCAGCGTCGAGCAATGAGGCTAGGTTATGGATCGGTATTCGGATTGAACCCGGAGTAAATCATGTCAAAGACCAAAATCAGTGAATTTTCCACTACCCCAGGCAACAATACCGACATCAACGGTATCAATATTGCAGAGGGTTGTGCGCCTAGCGGGATCAACAATGCCATTCGGGAGTTGATGAGTGATCTGAAAGAATGGCAATCCGGTGCAATGGATGTTTATGTCATTCCACAAGGCACTGCTGCTGCGCCTGGCATCCAACTGTACGGTGATCTTGATACAGGTCTATATGGTTTTGCTGCTAATCAGTTGGGTGTTGCTGTAGGTGGTGCTTCTGCTGGATATTTCTCGTCTGCTGGGTGGGTTGGTAATGTTGTTGCGACAACGGTAGACCTAACGAATATCGAAGTCACCAACATCAAAGCGAAGGATGGCACTGCTGCTATCACGATTGCTGATTCGACTGGTATTGTTAGCGTGTCGACCGTTCTTGATTTGACTACGATTGAAGTAACCAACATCAAAGCTAAAGATGGTACTGCATCAGCATCTATCGCTGACTCGACTGGGGTGATGACGATTGCATCGTCTATTCTGACAACCACTGATATCAACGGTGGGACGATTGATGGCGCTACTATTGCAACCTCTGACATTACTGTTGGTGCAGGCAAAACGCTGAACGTATCTGCTGGCACGATGACGCTTGCTGACGACCAGATTAGCGGTGACAAGATCCAGGGTGGAACGATTGGTTCGACCACGATTACAACTCTGACCTCTACAACGGTTAATGCGTCAACGGTTGACACTACAAATATCGAAGTCACGAACGTCAAAGCTAAGGACGGCACCAGCGCCTTTTCAATCTCAGACACAACTGGTGCTGTGGATGTTGGATCGGCTCTTACTGCGTCAGGCGTTGTTACCTTCTCGGCTACGACTCAAAACATCGGGCTTGGTACGTCTCAGACCAGCGGTACGTTTACTGTTGGCGGGGCATCACAGACTGGCGCGATTACGGTCGATCAATCTACGAAGACCCATACTCTGAATGTCGCCTCTGGTGCCACAGAGAACGCTGCAACCAAGACCGTTAATGTTGCGACAGGCGGCGTATCTGGGTCGACGACGACCATCACTATTGGCTCTGAGAATGGAACGTCTACCACGGTAAACGGAGCTACAAGCCTGAATGCGTCTGACGGCTCTCCGTTGTTTGTAGGCAATTCAACTGCTAGTACGTCTGGATCGTCTTATCTGACCTTTAAGAACAAGGATGGCCCTGGCGTATATCGGAATGTTGCCCGTGTGTCTGGCAAGACGACAGATAACGGTGGTAACGGGGAAATGCTATTCGAGACGTATGCAAGCGGAGTTGCTTACAAAGGGTTAAAGATTGACAATATTTCTGGTGTGTCTATGTATGACACCAGCGGGAATGTCAAACTGTACTGGGACTCATCCAACATCCGACTTGGCATCAACAAAGCGTCTCCTTCTACAACGCTGGATGTTGACGGAACCATCTCTGGTACTACGGTCGACACGACTAACCTAGAGGTCACCAACGTCAAGGCCAAGGATGGTACTGCTGCTATCACGCTTGCGGACTCTACGGGCGTTGCTACTCTCTCTGCTAACCCGATACTGAATGCTGGTACTGCTAACGGTGTTCCCTACCTCAACGCCTCTAAAGTCCTGACCACTGGGTCTGCGCTGACGTTTGATGGAAGCATTGTTTCCAATACAGGTGTTGGTTTTAACGTCAACAACGCAAATGCTTTATATCGTTTTCAAAACGGTTCAGGCACCCGCACAGGTTATTTCCAAGTTCGTGCTGATGCGTTTGAAATTTGGAGCGATCAAGCCGCAGTTCCGATGGTGTTCGGAACTTCCAACACCGAGCGCATGCGCCTCGACGCCTCCGGCAACCTCGGCTTGGGCGTGACGCCGAGTGCGTGGGGGAGTGCTAACCGAGCCTTGCAGGTCGCCACAGCAGGGGCAATCTGGAGCCCTGGTGGTGCAGATACTCGGCTGTCCAATAACCAGTACCGGAACTCGTCAAGCTCTCGCGTCTATATCGCAAACGGTTTTGCGCAAGAGTACGCGCAGGATTCATCTGGCAATCATGTGTGGCTCACCGCCGCTTCCGGCACCGCAGGCAACGCGATCACCTTCTCACAGGTAATGACACTAGATGCCAGTGGGAATCTGGGGGTGGGGACGACGAGTCCTAGTGCAAGGCTTGAGGTTTATGACACGTCTGCTGCTGCGGCAACATCTCTCGTCCAATTAACAGGGCAGAATGGGTATGAGTTTAATATCCAGTCAGTTACAAGCTCCAATAGCACAGTCGGCGCTCGCTACAACTTTTCGATTAACTCAAGTAACGGCGAGTTTTCTTGGAGCAATTCGGGCGGCGAACGCGCCCGTATCACCAGCGGTGGGTTGTTCCAAGTGTCGTCTGGCGGCAGCGTTCAAGTCGGAGGCACGGCTGCTCGCGCTACCACAGCGGGAACGAATCGACTGGACATCTTCAACGGCACCGCCCCTGTCGGTACTCTTACCAACGGCATATCGATCTACTCCTCCAGCGGCGAAGCGTATGTCATGGATGCCGCTGGTAACGCTACGCTGTTCTCTCCGCACGATGCTGAGACGAACGAATGGATCTTTAAGTCCAAGCACACCCCGTCAGGTAAAGTCCTGCGGATTGATGTGGAGCGCCTGCTCCGTTTTGTCAACGATCACTTTGGCCTTGATGCGGTCAAAGAATTTGTAGAGGAGTAAATCATGGATTGGTCTATAAGTTCTCTCGAATGCCGTGTGCAAGAAGGCGATCTCTCGGATGTTGTCTATCTTGTTCACTGGAGAGTGTCTAAGACCGAGGTCGACGGCGACAAGACGTATTCTGCAAGTGTTTACTCCACTTGCTCTGTTCCCGCTCCAGACGCCTCCTCCTTTACAAGTTACGCTGACTTGACGCAAGATCAAGTCTTGGGATGGGTTTGGGGCAACGGAGTGGACAAAGACGCTACCGAAGCCGCTGTAGCACAGCAGATTGCTCTACAGAAGAACCCTGTTGTAGTGTCGCCACCTCTGCCCTGGGTGTAATCATGGAACTGGAAACACGCTTCTCAGCTCACGAACAGGTCTGCGCTGTTCGATACGAAGGGATCAACGCAAGACTCAAACGGTTAGAGCAAATCCTTATTGGCAGCGCAGGGTTTATCATTGTGCTGTTGCTGGGTCTGGTTCTGAAGGTCTGACATGATCGAGGTTGCCGTAGCTCTTGCCACTGCCGAGGCTGCGGTTGAGGGCATCAAAAAAGCCATTAGTATCGGCAAACAGGCTCAAGACTGTCTTGGTGACTTTCTACAGCTTTTCGAGGCGCGTGATGCCGTTCAAAAGGCTAGTAACGAAGAGCGTGCCAAGCTAAAGCCAGAAGATCAGCGGTCGGCAATGTCAGAAGCGATGGAGTCTGTTATTGCTGCTCGCAAGATACGAGATATGGAGCGAGAGCTACAACAGTATCTTGTGTGGTCTGGGCAGGGTGATGTGTGGGACGAGATCATTGCAGAACACACATCTATCGTGCAAAAGCGCAAGGCTGCTGAACTTGCTGCCAAGCGCGAGGCTGAAAGGTTGGAAAAGCAGAAGCGAGAACGTGCATTGATTGCTACAGTAATAGGTACTGGCGGCATCATTCTTTACCATCTGGTCAACTACATCATTGAGGCATGGCCGAATGGAAAGTAAACCAGAAAATGACGAAGATGAAAGCGTGCAGGATGCTGGAGCATTAGCAGTCATCCTTGCAATCTGTATGGCTGTCATTGTGTGGATGCTGTATCTCCTGGGGCAATAACATGAAAGACTTAACCGCAGAACAGATAGAGGTCAGGGTGTGGGCGATCATTGCTCTATCGCTCACGTTTATTCTGGTTGTGTCTGTCGTGTCGATCATTCTCGGGGTTCTATTTGTAGAGCATGACATGGAGAACATCAGCCCTATCGATGAAAAATTTCTATCGATTCTGAAAGATGTAATGATGTTGTCTATCGGTGCCGTCGGTGGTATTGCTGGCAGGCAGGGTGCAAAAGCTGTAGCTAACATGCTGGGGAAGAATGATGCTGCCAGTGCTTAGTGCGTTATTGCCGTTTGCTGGCAAGGTGCTCGATAAAGTCATCCCTGACCCTGAAGCCAAAGCAAAGGCTCAAGCAGAGCTTGCTCAGCTACAGCAGTCGGGCGAACTTGCAAAGCTGGCAAACGAAACCGAACTGTTTAAGGCAGAGCAGCAAAACGTCACAGACCGTTGGAAGGCAGACATGGGTAGTGACTCATGGCTGTCTAAAAATATACGTCCTATGACGCTTATAGCGATTCTGGGGGCATATTTTGTGTTTGCCTCTGCTTCAGCATTTGGTTGGAGCGTGAACGAGTCTTACGTCAAGCTGCTGGGCGAGTGGGGCCAACTTATCATGCTCGCGTACTTTGGTGGCCGTACTGCTGAAAAAATCTTTGCAAAGGGTTCCAAATGAACAAGAACTGGGACTTTGCTTTCAAGCAGATGATTGCTCACGAGGGTGGTTTCACTGATGACGAGCGTGACCCTGGTAATCAACTGCCAGACGGTCGTAAAGGCTGTACAAACCTCGGTGTCACGCAGAAAGCCTGGGAGGGTTATCTCGGTAGGCAGGTGACTCACGATGAGATGAAGGCACTTACGCCTGATCTGGTGAACGGGTTCTACAAGAGACGGTACTGGGACGCTGTTAAGGCTGACGATCTGCCTGCTGGTGTTGACTACATTGTGTTTGATACGTGCGTCAACAGTGGGCCTGGTAGGGCTGCAAAGCTCCTACAAGAGGCTGTCGGGGCCAACCCGGATGGTGCTATAGGTCGCATGACTTTGCAGGCTGTAGAGGCTCAACCTGTTGACCAGTTGATAAAAGACCTATGTGCGCGTCGTTTAGCTTATATGAAGTCTCTCCCAACCTGGGAGACGTATGGCCGAGGCTGGGAGAGGCGTGTTATTGAGAGCGAGAAACTTGCTCTTAAAATTGCAGATCATCCCTCGGGCGAGGTTCCATCAAACTAGCCCAGCCATCCCAGTTGACCGGGATCGTGTCGAGCTTAATGGCGAGCTTTCCTGATTTAGTCTCCATTACCGTTCCAATCTTGGCCCAGCGTGTTTTTTCTTCTCCATCTTTTGTGTACTTGCCGATTGCTGCTGATATTTCGTATTTGATCATTTTTGTTCCAGTTTGCTGATTGCTGTTTGGGTTTCGTTCAAGAAGTCGCGGACTTTGTTTTCCAGGTCGGTTATAGCCTCCTGTGTTGGTTGGAACCTGACGACGAACAAGCGCAAATGCTCCGGTAGGCGTGGATCGAAACTCACAAAATCGCACCATTTTTTCCCTGTCACTGCGAGTTGAGCCATCATCTGTGGTTGATGTTTGGCAGGAACTTTCTTAGCCAGAATCCAGTCTAGGTGGGTGGTGGTGTTGGGGCACTTGATCTCGATCAGACCCTCACCAACAACGCCGTCTGGAGACGCTCCAAACCACTCTATAGACGGATGCTTTATAAAGCCAACCTCCTCTACCAGATCGTGCTCAGCCTGATACGCAGCGCGGGCGAGAGGCTCCGTTTCGGTGCCCCATTGCATAGCGGCGTTGGTAAACGACTCCTGTTGCTGGCCAGTAAGTCTCTCGGCTATCAACTGAACCATGTAATTGCGTCTTGTAGCCGTGTCTTTGCCTGCAATGGCGTCCGATACCCTGGATGCTGTGACATGCCCTAACCGCGCTTGGAACCACTCATCTGTGCGCTGATTCATTTTTTATACGCTCGCACAAAGGATTTCATTGGGTATCGCCAGATTGGTTGATCGTAGAACCTGCGCTGGTGAAGCTCATGTTCCTGCCAAAACAGATGTGGTTTTGCTTTCTTGATAGATGCAATGGCGTCGTCCAAAGCTTTGTTGTCACCGATCTTTTGATAGGGCAGCTTCCAATCGACTT